AAGAACGACTTGTTTTAATACCGTTTTTATTATTAGGAATAACCATAACAGTATCGCCATCGAAGTCTGCTCCTGACAATTTGCTTGCAACAGAAGAGTCAATACCAACTGCATCTTTGGCGCCCTTCATAAATTTAGCAGGACCATTTCCAAGCTTGTTATTTACAGTGAGTTCTGGTAGTTCAAATATTCCCCCATGAGGATAACGAACAAGAACAACTTTCTCACCGTTCTTAAAGTTTGGTGCGTAGATTTCGTTAGCTTTAATACCAGATAAAGGTAATAATACTTGTCCACGCATTCGATCAAATCCTGTTAGTTTCAAATTATGACGTTTGGTTGTTAGACCATTTGCAAAATCCGCCATCATAACTCTACGTACTACAGGATTATTTAAATTAGCTATCTCGTCAAATTCTTTCTGTAATTTTTCATACGTCTTTTGAATTCGACCTTTAACTAATATAGGTGGTTGTTTAGAAACAAACTGAGAAGATAAGGTTTTAGACCAAGTTCCCCAGTCACCTTCTTCATTAACTTTGTTGATAGCACCTTTCTGCCCATTAGGTTTGATTTGAGCACCGAATGGATTATCAGGGTCATCTTTAAGTTTCTTAAGAACATCTTCTTTAGGCGTTCCTTGTTTCTTGTTGGTGTTGAAAATAACATCTACACCTTTAGGAAAATCTTTTGGATCTCCATAAACAGCCATACCTTTAAGATAATGGGTTCCTCCAACACCAATACGAACTTGAGCATATTTAGAATTACCTAAGTCCAGATCTTTAACGCCTGGACGAAGTTCCATGACACCATCTTTATCGGTTCCACCTTGTTCATCATAACGAATACCAACACGTTTCCAATCAAGATGTTCGATTGGTCTTAAACCTAATTTAGTTGTTCCGTCTTCAGTCTTATATAAATTGGGTGGTTTAATTTCGTGTTTGTGTTCTCTGACAATATCAGGATTTGGTTCTTTTGTTAAAACTTTCATTTCAACCCAATGGTCATCGTTTGTGGCATTATTAACATATACTTTATGCATATGATAGCCATCAGCTTCAAGTTGTTGAACTGCACGTTTAAGAGTATTTTCTTTAATACCTAATTGTTGTGCTGCTCCTAAACCGACGTCAAGATATGGATTCTCTTTAATTAAAGATTTTAAATCAGATTTGACTTGTTCCATACGATTGACATTGTTCCTAACTTGTTCGTTAAGATTCATTCGAACAGTTGATTCAGGTAAACCAGTTCTACGAGATATTTCAGTAGGACCATAACCTTTCTCATGAAGTTCCATAACCATAGATTGATTTCTTAAACGAACAGTTTGATTAGCAATGGTATTTCTAGCTCGAAACTCAGTTGTAGTAATACCAATCTTTGCGGCAATCTGAGTGTCAGTTAAACCGTTTTTACGATATTTTGCAACAGTGTCTGACCACGAGGTTGCACGCTGATATGAATTTTCACCAGAACCCCAGGCATAGCGTCCACTATGAGGAGTGTTACCTTGGTGTGGTGTACCTTTATGAATTAAGTATTCTTCAAGATCCATATTATGCCTTTCTATTCGGGTTTTCGTTCAAGAATTGCCGAAAATTCTTTGATTGTATTATAAACATCATATACATCTTCCGCTTCAGGAATATATGTATCGATTTTGTTACCTTGGTAAATACGCAATTCAAAATCTACTCTTTCTGGTTTCTGACCATACTCCAAGCAGAAATAAGCAGCGTAAACAAGAAGTTGTTCCATCTTGGGTTTGGTCTTGCCTGTTTTTAAATCATGAATCCTAAGAAATCCACGAGGATTATCTTTTGTTGGTGGATCATAACGAATTGCATCGGCGGTACCAAAAGCATAAGGACTATAAAATAACAAGACTTCACTATCCATACGATATCCAATTGCATCATTAACAAAATTAGCAACTGCAGGGTGTGTATGCCCTGGTTCTAATCTAATTCTATGTTGAATAGATAGGCTAGCGAACTCATGAAGTTCTGTTCCTCTTTGTTTAGCTTTCTCATTTTCAAAGCGTTCTACAAGTTTTTCCGGATCATAATTAAGCCAATGGCATTGACTAGCACTAAGGAAACTATGATGTCCCTCGTACTCTGGATGTTTGTTCCATTTCATCCAATATAGCCTCCTTATTTTCGGGATATATGGTTCTAGCCCAACCGCCTGTTGAATTATACTTGGCTAAGTAATATTCTTGATTAGGACGATATGGAGCTGTTCCACTGCGTTTAACTTCTAAATGATAGGAATATGGTCCGATGTCTACGGATAGATCAGGTATTCCTTGAATATAACCAGAGTCATTCTTTTTGACAATGGCTGTTGGAAAACGCTTTTTAATATCCTGAATTAAGACTCTTTGAAAGTCTCGTTCCAATTTGGACATGTTTTTGTTACCCAATTCCTTTCATTGAATTTCTTTTTAGATTTTATAGACCTAGATATTGCGTCATCAATTGAAGCCGGGCTTTTGAAATATACATAATAAAGATTTTCAAAGGAGGTATTCACGCGATTGATTCGACCTTCTGACTGGTCCATTATCCTGTATGAATAGTTTAGGGAAAAGAATAGAATGCTATCAGTAGTTATGCAATTCCATGCCTCGGCTCCTGCGGTGTACTGCACTAAATATATCCACGAGTCACTGTTTGGTATAATTTCGTGCTTACTGCCGTTGTATTGATAATACGCTCTATTTAATTCTCGACAAATATCTTTCAAGATGTCGAGCTCATAGATATAGTTGTAAAACACAATTACTTTGTCTCTTGTCATGATTTCATTCTTGACGGCTTCTTTTCTACGGTCGGAGGAATTAACGATTCTTCTCAACACTTGTGTAAATTCAGAAGCGCTGGTAATAGGTTCTTCCGTATATGGGTTAAACCTTGACTTCATTACCTGAGAATATAAATCTTTATCAAAAGATGTATTAATTGTGAGTCGGTTAACTTTAGTTTTTCTAAAGTCTTCCATAGCCACCACCAAACTTCTACGGAGCCTATCTAATCGGTCTACTCCATGATATCGTTTGATCTGTGGGAATTTTGAATATGGATTGTATTCAACATGCATATCAACAAACTGAGATTTGTTTTTGTAAAATCCGTTTGCTATAAATAAACACATCCAATCTATCCATACATCACCAGGCGTTGCTGTCAACATTATCCATTTATTCTTTCGGGCTATCTTAATAAAAGACATTCCCCAAGAACCATAACCGATTGCTCGTTGTTCGTCGAATAAAAAGAATGCGTTTTCAACATCGGTGTATTTGGTAATATTATTCCAAGAATCAACAGTCCCATTTATACCTAGAGCTTCCATATCCCTATGCCACTCTTTATCGTTTCGCTTTTTAGCTACTGTGATAATATACAATGGTAAGTCTTTGTGATTCTTCAAATAATAAAACAGGCCGGTAAAGGATTTACCAGAACCGACCTTACCTAACAATACAGAACCATTATGCAATCTATCAACCGCCTGACGTTGATAGTCGTATAATTCAATTTTATTAGAAGCCATATTTACGACGGAGTGGATTGTCTACCACTCGAATATAGGCATTCTTAAGGTTGAGACGAGCATACTTTCCATCTGGACTTGGATCTCGTCGAGCGATTGTCATATCGCAGATTGCGATTTCCAAATCGTCAATAATTGATAGCTGCGATTCTTCAGTCAAATACATACGGTCACGAGGATCAATATCGCCATCAACTGGAGTAGTTCCATCGTCATAAATAATGGCAATACTTGGTAAACCGAATTGTGTAAATACACGGACCTTGAAGAAATAAGCCGGTTCGAACATGTCGGGGTTCTCTTCCATCTTAGCAGCGAGATCATCAGGAACATCTTTAGGTGAATATTGCTTAACATTTACACCATAAGATAAGAGTAGGTCGACATCTTCAGGATTTACTTTAACATTAAAGTAACGGTCTCCTGCACGATTGTATTTTTCCTGGCGCCCAGTGAAGTTTCGAGCGAAGAGGAAATCGACTTCTTCCAAAATAATTTGGGAGTCTGAGATTTGAGTAATTTTTGTTGTTGCTGTCATTTATATGTCCTTTCTATTCTGACGTTAGTTTGACATTGTTTTCAAAAAGAAAAGAAGAGAACAAATCAGCAGAATTTTGTTCTTCCTCTCTATTATGTGCCATGTAAATCCTGCGAAGCCTAAAATCAACCTGCGGGAAATTTCAATCAAGCATTCTCAGGAGTTTTGATTTTGAGAGTACCGTGATTGATAGAAATAGTTTTTACACTTGGATATTTGTCTTGGAGCTCGAGAGCGTCAACATAGTCCTTAGGCATGTCATCAACAATGTCTTTGATATTGCCAACCTTCATGATTTTCTTAAGACCGTCAACAGCAATCTTGTCGTAGAAGCTGAAATCTACATCTTCAATATCAAACTTATCTGTTTGTTTGAACAAATATCCTTTTGTTCCAGTGATGGACTTGAAGTTTTCATTGTCTTCTGTCCACATACATTCTGCTCCAGTCTTAGAAGCATAAATAGATCCAACCTTACCAACGAACTCGTCGCCTAAGTAAATATGACCTTTCGATTGTTTGGTGATGAAGAAATCTTTATCAACCAATTCTTCTTTTGTCCATACTCGTTTAAGCAAATATGTGTTAGCATACTCAGCACCAGTTGGAGACCATTTATCATCTTCAAGTTGAGCAATATAAACAGCGTTATTGATTAAAGCCATACGTTTGTAAGTATGCTCATGTTCAAATCGATATCTATACTTCTCTTGAGCGCCGAAGTCTTCAACGAATTTGATAATCTTCTCATCAGCATTTGGAATCTTAACAGAGTCGGTCTTAATATGACAAACCTGATATCCTTGCTCTTCAATAGCAAATTTCAAATCGACCATAAATAAAGCACCACGTTTTGCAACGATGTTGTCAATATTGTCTGGGTGCTTGAACTTGTTATCAAATTTAGCAGAGGTCATTCCGTATACAGAGTTGATTACAATCTTCAATGCTGTTACCAAAGGTTTGAGATATTCTGGATTATCCAAGAACGGAGCCAAGACACCATCAAACATTTGTTTAACTTCATCAATTTTATTATGTTTTAACAACACGCGAACTTTGAGCAAGTCAGCATAGCGTTGAGTATATGGACCGAAGTAGTTCATATTTACAAGAGAGTTAGGGTGCATTGACTCTACGTCAAGCAAAGCGATATTCTTGTACACTCCAGGTTCGGCATATACAAATCCACCTTCTCCAGTTTCAAAACCACGATAATATGACTTACCGAATTC